TTCTCGGGAGTTGTGTATTTCTGAACATCGAGCCACTGATTGCCCGCCTCCTGCATTAAATCATACGCAACATATGGGTGGATAACACCGACATAATAGCCGTCAATTTTTGGTGCGTTCATCGCCTTTAATTCCGCGGCAGCCTTAAATACATCTTTAACTTTCAAAAGGCATGTGGCGTCAATTCCGCTTCTTAAAGTCACGGCGGTCTCTGTACTGCCGTTAAACTTGGGGCAATACTGCACATTAGTACCGCCTGCAATTTCGTTTCTTACTATCGTATCCATAGTAAGCCCCGCCTGAGCCGCAAGCTGTTTTGTCGCCTCTACAATCGTATTGTCAACTGCCGTAAGCTCTAATAAATCCGTCTGCTCAATGTAGTCGCCGTATTGGTCTACAACGGCGTTTACACTTGACACATTAAGCTTGTTTCCTGTCGGCGTAATCCCCTCAACGAGCGGCGTTAGTGCCTTTGGAAGTGACGAAAAGCGTCTGAACTCTATTTCCCTGCCGCCGCCCTTCGGAATATCCCTTTTCTGTCCGAACTGGTCGTGTATCAAATAGGGAGATGAAAGTGTTATAAGCGTTTTATCATAAAATGTTTTCATTTCCGCGGAAAGATTGTTCCCCAAAGCGTCACTTTGTGTACTGTTTACAAGGTCCCCCGCTGCAAAAAGCTGTAAATTCATTAATTCAATTCCTTTCTTTTGTTGCGCGGGCGTTAAAATTTTATGTTGGCGCCCGCTTCAACCTGTTTTAATATTTCTGTAATATCCTTCGCGGTGAGTGCGTTTACATCGGTTTTTTGTGCTATGGCGCTTTTTGCGCCCAAACCGTTTTCCTGTGGACGAGAGGCTTTTGCTTCAAGCCCTTTTACAACATGCTCGCTTACTTTCTGAGCCGTATATTCCATAGCGCCGCCTATTATTTCATCCTTGTGAATGACTTCATATGCAGTTTTCACGGGAATTCCTGCTTTTAAAAGCGTTATAAATGTGTCATTTCCTTTTACCTCTTCACGAAAATCGAATGACGGGTAAACTTGCTTTAACTGCTCGCTTTGCTTTAACCACTCTGAAACCTCCATATTAGCTTTATTAAAAGCCTCAAGCTGCTCTCTTTCGCTATTTCCCTTATCTTTTATGATAGCTTCATTAAGCGCCGAAAGGTCGCCGTCCTCTATATTGTGCTGCTTATATAGGTGCGATAATAAAGGTGAAAGGCTTTCCTTTTCCGTTTCAAGCAGTTTTGTTTCCTTAAAGCGTTTGTCAATAATGCTTTGCATTCTTTTTGTAAACTCGTCCTTAAACTCCCCGTCGATAAGATTTCTAAACTGCTCTGCCCTATTAGTTTCGGCGGAAAGCGCGGTACCGTTTTCCTGCACGGCGTCAGCATTTGCTAAAGCTTTTTCATCGCCCGTTTCACTAATTTCTGCCCCCTCTCCCTCACCGTCAGAAAAGGCGCATAGATTGAGTCTGTACCAATTGTTTTTCATAAGTAAATCTCCTTTTTTATTCACCGTCTTTCCGGCGTGTCATACGCGGATTTAAGGCGGCGGAAACACGGCTTTCAAAACCGTATTGTATTCCATTTCCGTATCTTAACCGCTTACTGTTATATAGTCGGGATATTCCTCCTCTATAAGTGAAAACCCGATAATACATGTTTCAATAATTGTATCTATCTTTTCCCTTGAAAAGTCATATGGCAAAACCTCAAGATACATATTTCCGTCACTGACGCTTTCAGTTCTTATGTAAAGGTAGCTTTCATCCTGTGCGCACTTTAGAGCGTTTAAAAGCGTATAAGCTAAAGCAGATATGGCGGCGCAAACAATGTCTTTCCCGCTTTCACCAAATCCCGCGTGACCTGTAACAGAAATTATATAGCTGTCATAATACTCCTCTATTGATACTGCCGTCATATCTGCACATCCTTTAGAGTTTCCTGTGCGGCTATTTTTGCTAAAACTTCTGCTTTGCCCTCAAAATCCATCATTTCAACGGCTATTACTGCTTGCTCTTTCATAGCGGGATTAAAAATGCCGTTTGTATAAAGCTGTAAAGCCAATTCATTCTGACTTAATTTTGAGAAAGGGCTTGCTTTTTGAGAGCTTACCTTTATATCGAATATCGGTAGTCTGCTGCCGAGCATAATGCCAAAAGCGCTGCCCTGATTTTCAGCTCGGAGTCCTTTATTGCTGTAGCTTATATAATCCTCGCTGCCGCCTTGACCTATTATTCTAAAGCAGCGCGGCTCATCATAAAATTGCCTGACAAGCTCAATGCAAAGCTCGTTTAGCTTTGTAAACGCCCTGTATGCGCCTCTTATCATATCCCTTGTGAGCTTGCCGCCCGCCTCTTGAAGCGCCGCAATAGCACTCGCCGCCGTCACTCCTCCTGATGTCGAGCCTTGCGAAAAATCTCTGTTTCCGCTCGTTTCCTTCAGCTCGTCTATTTTGTTGTTGAGTACCGCCATATAGATTTCTGAAATAGGTGCAATTCTTATTTGCCTTAAACTGTCCTCGCCGAGATTGCTTCCCTCAACATGAACAAAATTGTTGCTCCAATCAGCAAATTCCTCTTCGTTGACACTGCCTGACGAGTTAATGAAATACCGTACTGCCGCCGCCATTTTAGCGTTGCTCATTATAGCCGCGCCGAGTACATCTATTTGTTTTTGCGTATTTTTCATAATATCAACATAACCAAATCCGGACGGCGTTCCTTCCTCAATAAATAATGGGTCAAAAACAAACGGGTAACGCCCATGCTCATATAGTCCTTTCTGTTTTGCATTCTCATCGTTTTCCGTAGAATAAAGAATAACAGAGTTACAAAATTTGCAGTAATGAAGCGTATCATATGAGCCGTTGTTCACTTTGTAATACCAGTCTATTACTACACTTTTTTCACTCGTATCAACGGCGTCGTCATATATGTATCGTGATACCTCAATCGTTGGGGTTTTGAGTTTTCCCTCAAGCTCCGGGTAAAGAGATAACAGATAATCATTATCAAAAAGCTCTGTGTGGAATAGGTTTCGGCTGTTTTCTATATCCCGAACTCCGCTTTCCCAAAATAAATTTAATATGTCAATCTGCTTAATTTCGATGTCGCCAATACCGCCGTTTTTGCGCGAATTCCAAAATATGCCGTAACATGCCGTACCGGCTTTTAGCTTTTGCCACCACGCGTCGGAATATGTTTTTTCAAATTCATTTCTTTCAAATATCACGGGTAAAATTTGCGACAGTGCATTGGCGCTTTCTGTATCACTTTTTTCCCTCGGCAAACATACAACTTCAGGAAAGCTGTCCATAGCATCGGCATGTTTATTCGCAATCGAATTAAAAAGCCATGCCGAGGCAGGGTCGTCGTCACCGCTGTAACCCCTCATTTGCTCAAAATGGCGCAGCTTAAACCACTGCTCATTTTCTATAACGCGGCTTTCAAGATTTGCTTTGCCGCTTTTATATTTGTGTAGTATCTCAAGCGCTTTTTCTATTTCCTCTTTGCCTATTTTTTTATGCGGCTCTTTTTTTATCTCACTTTTCAATTAATCACTTCCAATATGAATATTTTCTATATTTCTGCCCGCTTAGCTCTAATGGGTCGTCCCCCATTTCTTTTTTCGGAAAAACCTTTTTCGGTTTTATAGGTCTTGCCATACACATATAACGGGTTTCGTCAGCAATATGGTCTTCTCCGTCCGTGTCTAAGTCCTCAGGTCTTGTCCTGCTGTACTGTAAAAGCGGCATGGTGCGTATAAAGCCTTTGCAGTTACAAAATATGTACATATCCGGTATGCCGTTATCGTCAAACTGTAATCTATAATGTACCTGCATCCACCCCGGCAGCCTTGTGTTGTCGCCCTTGTTAAAATACACTCCGAGCCTTTCGGCGCTCTCTATTATTGCCTCTCCTCTTGAGGCGTCCCATATTGACGGGTCAGCGACGCCTATTATCTGTTTGCCTTTTAGCCATCTATGCTCTTTCTCTATATTCGCTATTTCGCTAAATATTTTATCAGGCGCCCATTTTACGCCCTCGTTAGGGTTATTTGTACATCCGTACAGCTCTAATATCCTATAAAGCCTGCCGTCATAATCCACAGCCCACCAGCCGCAGGAAAAAGGCTTAGAATAACCAAAGTCAAACGAGCGGTAAAGCACCCAATCTTTCGGCACTTCAAACGGCTCTATAACGTGCGTGTGTTTGCCCGTTTTATAGTTATCTGACACATCCCGAAACTCCTCGAAGAATTGACCGTCAAATATATCCCAATTGCCGTATCTGTGAGCCTGTCTTAAACTCTCCGGTAAGTTATCAAGTATTTCTACATACTCGGGGTTGTTTTGCATTAGTATGTGATTATCGTCAACCGTTGCGGGTATAAACTCATAATCATCGGGGTTTTCCGTCTTTTCAAACTGACCTTTTACAAATAAGCGCTTGAACCAATCGTGCCCCACGCCACCGGGATTGCCCGTAAA